TACCGTGGTGGCATTCTGACATTGAATGAAGCACGGGAGCAGCTGGGGCAGGAGCCAATACCAGGTGGCGATGAATTCAAACCAGAACCAGAACCAGAAACGCCAGCTGGCAACAATATTGCATCGATTACACCACCAGAACAAAAGCAACTACCAGAAGTAGAAAAGGCTGACGATCCATTTGCGCCTGATGAAATCGAGCTAATCGAGAAGAAAATGCTGGCAGGTTGGGAGCGTCGATTGCGTCACGAGATGACAGCAATTGTTTCGGTTCTTACCCTGGGCGGTCGGAATACCAACGTCGAAGCTGGGCTGCTCGATTATCACGACTGGGATTGGGAAAAGAAATATGCTGACGAGGTACGCGAGGAGCTAACCACGGCGTTCGATGCAGCTCTGAGAGCTGAGGGTTTTATGGAGTTGGCACCAGAAGAATTATTGATCGAAGTACCGCCAGTAGCGGTCGAGCAGTCAATGGACCAAAATCAAGGCTCTCAGATCGATGAGGCGACCACGCAGAAAACAAACGCGACTGATACGTTAACCAAAATCGAATGGACTGAACCGATTAGAGAAGCTGTTGTGTATGCTCGTAATCGAGCAGCTGAGTTATTGGTTGTGACTGGTTCTGATTCTCTTGTGCAATCCACAAAAGACCGCATCAATGTTTTGGTGTCTCGATCAATTGCCAACCGCGAAAGCGTGCGAACTCTCGCCCAGGCAATTAGATCAGATCACATGTTCACCGCATCGCGAGCTGAAATGATTGCGCGAACTGAGACCGCAATTGCTCTTGCGCGTGGAACCTACCAGGCAGCGGATAATCAAGGCCGTGATGAAAAGCGTTGGGTGACGCAAGGAGATGATGCGGTTGATCGTGGGAGCGGTGCAGCACCTTGCTTAAACAATGCAAGTCAAAAATGGATTAAGATCAGTGAGCAATTCATAAGTGGTGATGATATGACTCCAGCCCACCCACGATGTAGGTGCATTGTTCGGTATCGCACTTCATCATTTTTTGCAGATGAAGTAGAAGATGAACTTGATGATCTGACAACACCTCATCCATTTGGAGAGAACCCAATTAGAGCCACTGAACCGCAGATCAAGATGATCGAAGAAGCACGATGCGAACACTGCAACAAGTTACTGCAAAAGAAATTTCGTGGTGGTGAACTGTACTGCACACGGTGCAAGAATACGACTGATTTTAAGGCTGAATAAAAGGCACAAAAAAAGGGCTGCACAACGGCAGCCCTTCTGATTAATGTGGTGGTTTAAATCAATTCAATTTTTGTTATTGCGTCCCGTCACTCCCTCGTAATCTTCGTTCATTTCGTAGCTATCTTCGCCAACTTGTTTGACAAACCCTACCTCTATAGCTTTTGCTAGAAGTTCATCTTCATCCAGTTCAAAGTTCCAACTAGGTGCTTGAGTCATCCATAAGGTAGCCTTGCTAAAGTAAGTAGTCATCTCACCACTCCTATCTACTGAACCGATTGTTTACAAATTCCGCGATTGTTTGAGGTTGTACTTGTTTTTTGATTTGATCCATAATTGCTTTTTGCTCAACTTTGTTTTTGGGCCATTCAGAATCAAAAACTTTAAAAGTGTTTTCACCATCGAAGCGCACCAAAATATTTTTTTTGCACGCGTTTCTTAATTGATGGTTTTCTTCTGCACGGTTTAACATTACGTCAGCAAATTCATCAAGAGTCCAAGAAATTAAATCTGATTTAAGTATTGCTCCAGACCCATCCCAAGTTTCGCCAAATTGTTCTAGCCACATATCTGGATACTGGTATTCTGGAAGAGTGCCTAAAAAATCAATAACCATTTCCCAATTGGCAGCAGTCATGCCAAACAAACTGACTCCACCACCATTTCCCTCATCAGTCACTAAACCGATTTTTTTACCGTTTTTATAAAGAGTTGCTTGCGCTCCAACTCCTTCACGACCAGTCCATGATTTGTAACCTTTTACACTGAAGGTTTTAAGGATTGTCGTCTTTCCTTGAACGAATGTGTTTACTTCCATCTGCTCTCTCCTATCTAATATGAACGCTGGTTAGATTTTCATCCAAACCAGCGCGTCTTTGTGGGGCTGGATCGCGACAGTCTCGCCAATCTCAAGACTCATCGCGAGAGACTTGCGAATCGTTTGGGACACGATCCCATCTTTTCGCAACTTTGCGCACGCTTCGACCGTGGCAGTGGTGCTGCGAAAGTCGCCCATGTCAGCCGTGACGACCTCAGAGCATTCGCAGGGACAAAGAATCGAACATTCAAACATTGGAACCTCCTAACATAATTGCTGCATTGGTTCTTTGTTACAAACAAGACTAACATTAATTAACCTAGTATTCAACCCAGTTTGTATTTTTATAGTTGTTGTGGCAGTATTGGGATTATTGTTACAACAGTCGAAGTAGTGGGAAGGGGGAAATATGGATGACATGTTGACGCTGGGAAACGTGACCTGGGCGATTATTATCACGGCGCTTGTTGCGCTGAATTGGTAGATCAATTAGTAGATAGGAGATATCAAATGATTGTTTATGCAGATGTAATTCGGGTGCGGAACGAGATTATGGAACTGACAAATCAAAAGCTAACATGCCAAACATGGGGTAAGGGTTTGATGCAAGTTATTGATGAAGACACATGGGTACCCATTGTGGGCGATATGGAAAATTACCAGAAACAGTATGATGCGCATCGATATGGTCGAACCAAAGCAGCAGCATCAGATTTGTTATCGCAGTTCGGTTTAACAAGACGCGATCTGTATTACCGACTGATTGCATATCGTGATGGGTACCAACTGCGCAAGGACAACGAAGACCGCGAGCGTTTACAGTTTCAATATGAGAAGCAAGCATCAGAACCATTCTATGGTCAAACTGGTTCAGCAAGATTAAATAGATAGGAGATGAATATGAAACGCAGAAACAAACCAAAAGTCATCAACTCCAAAGGTTATCGCAATATGATCGAACGGTTTAAAAACGAAAGAATACCACCAAGCGATTATGGAATGAAGTTTTGCAAAATCGGTGATGGTCGTGGTGTATACAAATCTCTTGATGGAACGCCACACGAGCATGTGGGATTCGATTGGAGAAAAGAACCACTTGAATGCGGTACATGTATTCTTGTTTATCTCTACAACAAACACAATTCGATTACTGTAGTGGCTGAGGAAATTGGAACAACAAAGGCCAATGTATGGGGCTGGATGGTGCGTCAAGGAGTTGTTATAAGAAAACATGCGGAAGCGATGATATAACAATGCAAAATGAAAAAATAACAACATTTATGGAATGGCAAACCGAAACGCAGTGGCAAGATTCTGCCAGGGTTGAACGGCTCCAGAGGGAGTTTTACAAAGTAGCGCAAGCATTTGCGGAAAGTCACGGCTTAGAAGCAATGATCGATGGTGGGAAATACTACCCAGATATCGCATTTTTAAATTTTGCGTTTTATGTTCCAAATCATGAACGTGCAATTGAGAATGGAAAAAACATGGGTGCAGAGTTTCCGATTGGTTTTCGGTTCCAAGCTGAGTATGGAAGCGGTCACATTTTGCGAATTGTGGGTTTTGAGACCAAGAGAAAAAAGTTTTATGCTCTGGCAAAAAACCAATCAAATGGAGTTCTCAACAGAGCCAGCATTCCATTTGTGAACGATGTTTGGGAAATGGCAAACCGAAGATCAACTCACAAAAAAGAATACCGCACTGCCGATAATGTCATTGGATACAAACCAACACATTAAGAACAAAACGCTACAGAGAAGAAAAGCACCGCCAATATCGGCGGTGTTTTTTTGTGTCTAACAGATCAAACGAAACTGGGTTGGCACAATAAACCTTTACAAAAACGTCATCTCTTTTTATCTTGGTGAAAATTTCATATCGCTGTACAGTGTTCTTGAAACCAGTGGCAGCAAGCGTGTGACCATTTAGCGTTCGACTTTCACGATGAACCGCAATCGTGTAGCGAGCGTTTTTTTTTACGCAGGAGAAGATTGATGACAACAGAAGAGATGAAGGCACCGTTGTTGAGATCAAAGATGACGGCAGCTGAGATCAAAGAAGTTGACATTGAATCGGGTGTTGTAACTGCAATAGTCAGTGACGAGTCACCAGATCGCGACAATGATATTATTCGCGTTTCTGGGTGGGAGTTCGCAGCGTTTCGTGATCTGCCGATTATGTTGGCCGATCATGATTATTCAATTGATTCAGCAATTGGGCGATGGCGTGATGTAAGAATCGAAGGCAAAAGTGTTGTTGGAGAAGCTGAGTACTTTTTAAACCAGGGAAATGATCTTGCTGATAAAGCATTCGCCCTGGCACAAAATGGACTGGCTGCATTTAGCGTTGGATTTCGTACATATCCAGAGCATACAAAGAGACTCGAAAGCGGTGGCTATGAGTACACGAAACAGGAACTGTTAGAAATCAGCCAGGTCGCTATACCAGCGAATAGAAATGCTTTGGCAATAGCAAAGCAGATCGCAGCTGAATGGAAAACAGAATCACCGCAAATCGAAACAGCTGATGATCTAGATGAAATTGTTAGCCGTGCTACTAAACAAGTGAAAGATTTGGCATCAGAAACTGAACGGCTTCAGGGAATTATTACCCAGCTGATCGAGGTGGCCAATTCGGTCAATGAACACATGATGTACATGATCGATACAGCTGAAACGGCAACCGCAACTGACGACGAGCAGAAACCAAAACCAAACAAGCCCAAACCAGATGATTATTATCGAGCGATCCAGCACATTGTGGGCGCGTACAAGAAGGAGTAAGTGTTATGACGACTGAGGAAAAGATCACTGAAGAGTTGCCAGCACAACATGTACTGGAGACGATGGCTGAAGAGCCAAAATCGTTCAACCCAGAATCAATTGAACAGCTGGAAGATACGTTTAAGGAAACAATAAAAGATATGGTCGATGAGCGGATGAAACAATCCGCTGTGAAAGAAACGCGACCAGCAATGATTGAGAAGAACGAACCAGCTGGCGCATCGATGACAGGTGGCGCATTCAAGAGTTTTGGTGAATTCGCAATGGCCGTTGCTAACGTCGATAAAGGCAACATCGATTCTAGGCTCAAGGTTCTTGGCGAAACACAAGGCGACCAGGGCGGATTTCTCGTCGGTGAGGAATATCGCGCCCAGCTCCTATCACAAGCAATCGAAGATGCCGTGATTCGACCACGAGCGTTTCAGATGCCAATGACAGCATCGACAATGCGCGTACCATCCATTCGCGATGCAACACACGCATCGAACGTGCATGGTGGCGTACAGGCATACTGGACTCCTGAGAGCGGATCATACACCGCAAGTGAGCCGACGTTTGCCCAGGTAAGTTTGACGGCGAAGAAACTTGTGGCATACACGACCGCAAGCGAAGAGCTGTTACAAGATTCAGCCGTTTCGATGGAAGCTCTTTTGGTTCGGTTGTTTGGTGAAGCTCTTGCATACTTTGAAGATGTTAGCTTCATCTCTGGCGTGGGCGGTGGACAACCGTTAGGCATCATCAATGCCGATGCTCTCATCAGTGTGGCCAAAGAGACTGGACAAGCTGCAACTACGTTTACCTTTCAAAACGCGGTGAAAATGTGGTCTCGCATGGCACCACGATCACACGGTAACGCAGTGTGGCTGATGCACCCAGATGTGTTTCCTCAGCTGGCACAAATGTCGCTGTCAGTGGGTACAGGTGGCTCTGGCATGTTTGTAGCAAACGCAGCTGGTGGACCACCCAATAGCCTATTCGGGCGACCGATCATCTTTACAGAAAAATGCTCGACGCTTGGAACAGCTGGCGACGTTATCCTGGCTGATCTCGATTTCTATTTAATTGGAGATCGACAAACATTGACGATGGCCAGCAGCTCGCATGTACGTTTCCAGAACGGCGAAATTGCCTGGAGACTAACAGAACGGCTCGATGGTCGGCCCTGGATTGATACAGCATTAACACCACGTAACGGTTCCAATACATTGTCACCGTTTGTGGCACTCGCAACGCGATCATAAAAATAAGTACCTTGTGGAGCATCGCGCCAGATTCTTGGCGCGATGACTCGAACAAAAGGAAGGTTGGGTTGAAATGAGCATGGAATTAAGTGAACACGCAGCGTTCACAATCATTGAGACGGCAGACATAGGTGGAACATCTGCAAGTACTGCATATGTCGCTATGACTAATTTCGCCAGAGTAATGGCATATGCCGAAATCGGTACATGGGATAGCAGTGACGATCTTGATACTGCAAAACTGCAACAGGCAACTGACAGCAGTGGCACAAGTGTCAAGGATTTGACCACCAGTGCTTCAGGTGGCGACTACGATACAGACACTGACGCTCTCGATGCAGATGGCGATTTTGTGGTAATCGAGGCACGAGCTGAAGAGTTAGATGCTGATAATGGATTTGATTATGTGCGATTGACATTAGCTGAAGCTGGGAATACTGGCGTCGATAATGTAACAGCATTTCTTATTCGGTACGGCTACCACTACCCACAAAAAGAACTGAATGGCGCAGCAGTCTCTGGCAGCAAAGTGTACGTGCGACAAAGCTAAAAAATATATTGAGCTGGTGTACCTGGACTGTACTGGTAAATGGGGTTGGTTCTCCACCAGGTACACTGGCCATTTGAGGAGGTTCCGATGACATTGCAAGAAGCAGAAAACAACTTGAGTATGGTGGTTGCGTGTCCTTACTGCTCGAAACAGTACGTGACAATCGATGAGGATGGCGAGCGACAAGATTACCCAAGTTTGTGTAAGAGATGCGGTGGACCGATGAATTACGACGATCTAAATCAGTTTGCTGATGCTGAAGCAATGCGTGAATCGATGCCAGCATTCCGACGCGAAAAAAAAGCGTAACGGCTCCAGAGCAAGACAAGATGGTTCGGGAGCCAACCAAGAAGAAACGGCGACGCTAGAAGAACTCTAGTGCGCCCAGGCAACAATGGTTAGAACCCAGAAAAGCATGAAGGAGAAAATATCATGGCGCGATCCGAATTATTCGTAAGGCAACAAGCTGGCGGTGTTTACACTGTCGCAAACGAAAGTGTCACAACAGGCAACATATTCTTTGTTGATTCTGGCAGCTCGACTGGTGGCACCAGCTCTGGATATGGCAACAACCCAGATGCACCGTTTACCACAATCGATTCTGCAATCAATCAATGTACGGCAAACCAGGGCGATATTATTTATGTCATGCCTGGTCATTCCGAAACGCTAACAGGAGCAAGCGCGATCACGTGCGATGTTGCTGGCGTAACGATCAAAGGTATTGGACGGGGAACCGACCGACCCACGTTACTTCTTGACGGCGCATCATCTGTCACGATCACCATTACCGCAGCCAACGTGCGCTGGGAAAATGTGGTGTTCAGTGCTGGCCACGCTGATATTGTGGTTGCAATAGATATTAGTGCAACCAACGCTGAATTCGATAACTGCGAGTGGAAACAAAATGTTGCAGCTGAAAACTTTTTGAGATGCCTCAGAACGTCAGCATCGGCAAATGCGTGCGATGGTTTATCTGTCACAAACTCTGTTATCACCGATGTTGATACCGCGTGTGTCAACTTCATCAGTATTCGCGAAGATATCGATCTAATGGTTATCAACAATAACTTCATCGAGCTGGGCGTTCAAGATTCAAATGCGGTCATCGGTGTTGCATCTGGAAAAGATGTAACTTCAGTACGCATTTTGGATAACGTCATTTATCGGTTGAACACCGCTGGCGATCTTTTGATTGACAGTGATACAACCGCCAACAGCGGAGTCATTGCTGGCAATCGCATTGGCCACGCTGATACGGCAAGCGAAGTTTTAATCGATGCTGATGGCGTCAGGCAATTCGATAATCTTGGTACGGCAACAAACACCGCTAGCGGTTACGTCTTACCAGCTATCGACAGTTAAACAGAACACGAGGTGAATAATGGCAGGAACAGTGAGTGAATCACTAACGTGTGATGTTGGACCAGTCAAGGTCACCACGTTTACGTGTACAGCTGATAGCAGTGATGGAAGTTACCCAGCAACAACAGTGAGCGCAAACGTCAAAGGTCGATTGCTTCAAATAGCAACCAACCCAGGCGCGACTGCTCCGCAGGATAACTACGACATTACGATTACCGATGCGGATGCAATCGATGTTTTACAGGGCGTTGGGGCCAACAGAGATACATCGAATAGTGAAGTGGCAGCCATTGTGTATGCGACAAGTGCGCATCCAGTTGTGGCAGAAACTGACACGCTGACGCTCAACATTACAGGCAATAACGTCAACTCCGCAATTACCGTCATCAAGCTGTACTGGACTGAAGGAGTCTAGCAGATAACTATCATCTGGAGCTGGCTGATAAACCTCCCAGCCAGCTTCATCTTAAAAGGATAAATTATGGCAGATGAGATGTATCACACTCATTCCAGCCGTGCTAAACGCAATTTGCCACTGAGCCACGGTGACTGGAGTAGTACAACCGCCCATCGACTGGATCAGCAGCAAGCTGGAGACATGATCTATGCAACCGCCACAACAGGTGCTTTAAGTCGCCTGGGGATTGGCACTGCTGGCCAGTTTCTTACGGTCAACTCAAGCGGTTTACCAGAGTGGAGCAGCACGGTTTCCAGTGACCGCATATTTGAAGACAACATCGATATCGAACTGGGGACAGGATCGGATACACTCATTCGATTCTCAACAGCTGATTCAGATAATCATGTGACCGTGATTGCTCTGGATGATACGTCGCAATCACTGCATTTCACTGATAAGGGCGCAGTGGCAACCGACTGGAACTTATCGGCAAACACGCACCCAACACTCTATATTCATAGCAACACCACGCCTATAACCGATTATCTCAGGGTAGGCGCACACGACGGCACCAATGCGTACATCGATATTGTTGGTGGAACAACAATACATCTCCAGGTAGCAGGAGCCGACCAGTTCACTCTGACAGCATCCGCAGCAGATTTTCAAGATAATTCCATTACCACAACAGGAACTCTTGCGAGTGGCAATCTGACTGTGACTGGTACAGGATCGACCAGCTCGACGTTCACCGTCGGAACTGATTTAACTGTCACTGGTGGAGATATCACATACGGCAACGGTCAGGCTGCCACGATTGGCATAACGGCTGTCGCCCATGATGCTGCTGGCCAGGCACTGAGTATTGCAGCTGGAGCTACAACGGCCGGAACGAGCAACGACCAGGCTGGTGGCGCTCTCACCTTGAAGGGCGGAATCGGCAAGGGATCAGGCGCAGGAGGCGCAATTATATTCCAGGTGGCAAACGCTGGTGGCTCTGGTTCGAGCCTGAACAGCTTAGCGACCGCCTTGACGATCAATGACGACAGCACAATTACAACAGCTGGAGCAATCGAGCTGGGCCACGGTTCGGATACGACCCTGGCACGATCTGGCAGTGGCGATCTCACCATTGAGGGAAATGCGATCTATAGAGCAGGTGGTACTGACGTAGCGGTGACCGACGGCGGAACTGGCGCGTCGTCACTAAATAACCTGATTACTTTGGGAACGCATACAACTGGTAATTATGTCGCGACAATTACAGGTGGCACAGGGATCGATTCTGACGCTGCGACAAGTGGTGAAACAACAAATCACACGCTGAGCGTTGATCTATATGAAGTTACTGAGGTTGCGTTGGCTGATGGTGACTCCATCGCTTTCATGGATGCAACTGATAGTAACGCGACAAAGCGCGAAACAATTGCTGATGTTGCAACGCTGTTTGCTGGAACGAATCTGACCGCTGCATCTTCAGTTATTAATCTCGATGCTTCTCCAACCTTTACATCAGCCAGCGCAAACGAACCGTTGATTACTGTTACAAATACACATGCGGATGCAACCGCTGGGATTTTGAAATTCATCAAAGACCCTGGTTCAGGTCAAGGAGCTGACAGCGATATTCTTGGCACCATTACTTTTTTTGGAACCGACGCGAGCAACAATGCACCAGAAGAGTTGGCGCGTATCGAGAGTTATATTATCGAAGCAGATCACGGCTCTGAAGCTGCTGGTATGAAATTCTATGTGGCAGAGAATGATGCAACAATGGCCGTTGGTTTGTCTCTTTTGGGCCAAGCATCTGATGATGGTGAAATCGATGTAACGATTGCTCTTGGTGCAGCATCGACCACGACTGTCTCTGGCGGTTTAGTGATTACTGGCAGTACAGCAACAGTTGGTGGCAATTATCTGTATCGAGCTGGCGGTACTGACATACCAGTCGCTGACGGTGGTACCGGCGCATCGACACTTTTAGCGAATGCAGTTCTTACAGGAAATGGGACAAGCGCGATACAAGCGGAAAGTGCGTTGCTGTTTTCCAGCAATAAGCTGATCCCAACTGCGTCGGCACACGATGCAGCTGGAACCGCGTTAACAGTTTCTGCTGGAGCAACTACCGCAGGAACATCGAATAATCAAGCTGGTGGTGCCTTAACGCTGCAAGCTGGCGTTGGTAAGGGATCAGGAGCTGGTGGAGATATTGTCTTTCAAACTGCGAATGCAGGTGGCTCTGGATCATCATTAAACAGCCTGGCAACAGCGTTGACGATCAGCGATGATCTCAGCTCGACGTTTGCTGGAGCGGTTGTGTTTGGTTCCGACGGTTCAGGAGTGGATGTTACTTTTCATTCTGGAACAGGATCAGATTTAATGCTCTGGGATGCGTCAGAAGAAGTACTGCAAATTACTGGAACGAATGGCGCAACGTCATTAGACGTACTAGATGGAGATGTACGCATTGTCGACACGCTGTATTTCTATGACCGGGGTGGTGAACACATTAGCTCCAGTGGTTCGCTTCTGACCATAACTGGCATATTAAAACTGGCCTCCACAACCTATATAAATGATAGTGCGAATGGCGACGTTACGATGGGCCTGACGATCAACCAGGGATCGAACACCGACAAGATTTTTGCGCTCAAAGCGTCAGGTGTAGATCACGGCAGAACTGGACGCGGTGAGGTTGATACGTTTCTTAATGTCATGCAGGCCTCATCTAATTTTGGGGGCGTTATTTTCGACGTGCTCTCAGAAGATGGGGCCAACGACATTGTGTATTCAACGCGTGTATCTGGGGGAACTGCCAGTACGGCAAAGACAACGTCTGGCTATGGATTGGTTACGCTCGACGTAGAGCAACACGATGGAGCGAACTCGTCGGACAATATCGCTGCGAATGGAAATGTTTATACCATTAGGGCGCAGGTGGGTGGAGCGATGGCGACACGAATACTTGTCGATGAAGATGGTGATTTGTACAGCGTCACCAGCGCACAAACGTTTGACTCTTACGATGACGCTTTAATGATTCGCGCCTTAGAAACAACACGCGGTGACACAATCCGATCTGAATTCGACCAGTTTGTTAAATACAATGAGAAGAATTTAATTGAAGCTGGAATCCTGGGCGACACAATGGCCAATGGTGGACTCACAAACATGTCGCAGCTGATGCGACTCCAGAACGGTGCTATCTGGCAAAACTACACCTATACCAAACAACTAGAGCAAAAGGTGAATCATCTTGAACAAAAGGTACTTTTACTGGAAGGAGCCACATAATGCCGACGATAACACTGGAATATTCTGACGCGAATTTTACTCGTGCGTTGAATGCTTTTCATGGGCCTATCAGTCCTGCCAATGGAAGCAGCGTGACGCAGGCGGAATTGACCACGTATCTCAAAGATATTATTAAGGATCGTGTTCGTGTTTACGAGCGCGACCAAAACGAAGCGAGCTGGAACATGGCTGCTTTCGATACCGAATAACCAGATTGTGACGCTCTCAGATCGATGAGAAATGGGTTGTAAATAAAAACGCAGCGTAGTAGTCGAGAAAAGAAAAGGAGAATTTCAGGAGAGATGCGAACATTACCAGTACAGGAAATTCAAAACATAGAAGGTCAGGTTATGCGTGTTCCCAGGCGTGATGCCGATGGGGAAGTTGTGTGGCGTGATCGATGCGGATTATGCGACCAGCCAGCAAACAATACCGTGCCAGAGCTGGAGCCACTGACAACAATTGGTGCCATTCGCATGTTGATATTTAGTGTGCCAGCTGAGGTGCGCAAGGCAGCTGATCCAGAGAACGCCTATCGCGTCATGCAAGCGGTACGCAATGCCACGAAAAAAGAAATCATTCTTGAAGATTCCGATTATGAATTTATTGATCGATTGATGGATCGGCCAGTTGGCGAACCAGGGGATGATCCTGGTAATGCTGAAACGCAAACAATGGGAACCGCACTCTGGGGAATGAATGCCTACGCAGTCAGGCAACAGCTGACGCCAGGGCCAGTCGATATGAAGGTGGTCTCGTCGTGAGCTGGGAGCAGTTAAAAAGCACACTGGACGAGAACCGTGCGTATCATCGCGAATCACGCACTGGCAAACCCACGGCGTGTCCAATCGATGGAGCGATTCTCGAAGTCGGGAAACGTGGCCAGCTGAACTGTCCATTTGGCAATTATCGGTGGCCAAGTTTTAGCGGTACCGCTGAAACGGGGAGTTACTAATATGGTGCAACCAGTACAGTTCAAAGCATTACGACAGGCTGGAACCATCAAGATTGCTTTGCAAATAAGCAAGGAACGCTCCCGACCAGATTACGTGGCGATCCAACTCGATAACGAAGTCGAGTTTATATTCCGCTCTCCAGCGCAGCTGGATGAGGTTATTGGTGGATTACAACAAGCACGCAAGGAGATTGCAGGAGACGAGTTGAAAATACGGCAGCACTAGGTGACACAATGCTGCTCTGGGAAAGCAAGGAGTAGTCACGATGGCAAACTGGTACTGTAGTCGAGAAGACGTAAAGAACGCTGGTCAGTTATTTGGCGACGCGAGAAATCGCATTATTGATCGCACAATAGAATCAGTGTCGCGTCAGATCGACCGACAGACACGACGCAATTTTATACCGCAGACGGCAACACGTTTGTACCGCTGGCCACAACCGTGGTCATCAGCCAGCACGAAGCTCTGGTTACGCCAGGACTTACTCAGTGTCACGACGCTGCAAACACAAGCCCAGAACAGTTCTCCAACCACCATCAGCTCCAGTGATTTCTTTTTAGAGCCACAAGATTTGGGTGCGCCATACGACCGCATTGAAATCGATCTTAGTTCCACCAGTGCATTTGAATCTGGCGATACATCGCAAAGGTCAATATCTGTCAACGGCTCCTGGGGATACTCCGATGACACACGGTCAGTGGGTACCGTCACCAGTGGTCTCGCATCTGACGCAACGGCGACCAGCATGGTGATATCCGATGGAGCTGCAATCGACGTTGGTGACACGCTTCTAATTGAGTCAGAGCAGTTGTTTGTCAGTGCTCGATCCAGTGCAGCTGAGCCAAATACTGATCTGCTTAACGGCGCATTAACAGCCAGTCGAAGTGAAGAAGTCATCGTTGATTCTGGCTCACGGTACACGGCCGGCGAAGTGATCCTGGTTGACTCAGAGCAAATGCTTATTGAATCAATTAGTGGCAATACATTGAATGTTGTACGTGCGTATAACGGCACAACCCTGGCAACGCATAGCGATGATACTGGCGTACATGTTTTTAGAACATTAACAGTCGAGCGTGGAGCAAATGGCACAACAGCTGCAACCCACGCAAATTCAACGGCAATCAACAAATACGAACCTGAATATGCGATCAAAGAACTTGCAGTTGCAATGACTCTTGCGCAGCTGGCACAAGAAAATAGCAGCTGGGGCCGTCAGGTTGGATCGGGTGATGGCGCATTTGAGTTTAGCGGTCGATCATTTAACACCTATGTCGATAATGCAATGCACCAATGGATGCGCCCACAAGAAGCAGCGATATGACAACAGGTCTAGATATCACAATGTCAGTTAAGGAATCTGGGCCGTTCTTTGAGCGTCGTGATTCGATCATGAACGCTGCCATTAAGGATACCGTACAGAACATTGTCGAGGTGGGTGAGCAGCGGTTGAGTCAAATTTTGAGACCAGGTGGCGGTATTACATCTTTTTCACAAACCAGTTTGTCTCAGGCATCTGGCGTATTTAAGTCAGTTGGAGAAGCAGGAAAACAGGCATCGACAGGAAATTATCGGCGCAATGTACATGGAGAAGTGCGCAGTTATTTCTTTTTGCGCCAGCAATCATTCGGCCGTATTCACGATAGCGGAGTGGTGTATGGGCCGTGGCTGGAAGGGACCAGTCGGCGCAACAACACAACGCGGTTTAAAGGTTACCGTAGTTTTAGAAACACCAAGAGCTGGCTGGATCGCACACAAACACCAAAGATTTTACAGAAACACATGGCACGCATGAGACGGCGCATGAATGGAGATATTGTTTAATGGCGTTTGACATTACCAATACCATTCAATCGATTGCAAGTTTCCTTGAGGCACGAGGAGAATTCACAAACGTGCAGATTGGGGAACCAAAATCACCACCTGTTGGTGATCTGTCAGCTGCTGTTTTTATGAATGATGCAGCTGTTGTTGCATTGACGTTACAAACAACCGTTGAGATTCACGAGGTGACCGTGCGCATTTATCGCAACATGCTTGAAGAGCCTGAAGCAGATAACGAGATTCGGTTATCACAAGTATTAAACGGCGTGGTCTCTGATTTGCTGGGTGATTACGATCTGGGCCAAACAATAAGGAATATCGCGGTCGGGGAATATGGGCGGACAATGAGTGCTGCCTGGGGATATGTCGATGTTGGTGGAACTATTTACAGGATGATTGATTTATCGGTACCAATGATTGTCGATGGGAATGCGACGCCAGTTCAGTAAGGAGAAATAAAGATGGCAAAATCAAGTGGCCTGGGCCACCAGTTTTATGTGGGTGGTTATGATCTAAGCGGTGACACGGCGAGCCTGACTATGGCAGCAAGCCAACGGCCGACGTTTGATGTAACTGGATTGAATCAATCGGCAATCCATCGTTTGTTAGGACCATCGAGTGGTGTTATCGAATTTGTTTCACATTTTAACGATGCTTCTCTGCAACAGCATGTTGCGTTATCAGGACTGGTAACAACAGATCGTGTTGCGATTTACAGCACTGGAGAAACGGCAAACGATACCGCTGCTGGTTTGGTTTGCAAGCAGATCAATTATGATTGGGATCGACCAGCTGATGGTTCGCTCTCATTAAATTGCCAGCTGATGGCGTCAGCTGGCTCACCAGTGGAATGGGGAAACATCTTAACAACAGGCGTGCAAACGGTCAGCAGCGCAGCAAGTACGTCGAGCGTTGACCAGTCAGCAAGCTCAAGTGCTGGAGCCAGGGCGTACATTATGAATTTCACTCTGTCTTCTGGATCACCTACGGTAAAGATCGAAGATAGCGCGAACAATTCTGATTGGGCTGATCTCATTACATTTTCGACATCTTCAGCAGCAAGCGCAGAACGCAAAACGGTCACTGGAACTGTCAACCGATATGTGCGCTGCACTCTTACTGGGACATTTTCTAATCTCGCTTTTGCGGTCATTTTGGTACGCGGAACGGCACAAGACGACGTTGACTTGAGTTCATAAGGAGAACCAACATGAAAAATATGAACGGTAAAAACTACAGCATCAATGCACCACTGGAAACGCATTGGATGGAAGCGCCATGTACAACTGACAATTGTGGCAAGTTCAACAACGGCTGGATGATTAATATCGATCTCGAACTGGTGTTGGAAGATGGTCGTGCTCTTGGCCAGCAGCAATATGACTATATCAAGTACGTTAGCGGTCGCAAGTTTAAAGAAGAGCGCAGCGATGAAACGCACGTAATGTTCATATTTTATCCAGAGCAGCAGTGTTTCGAGCAGCACAAAGTAAAGCGTGAAGACGTTGATGCACTCTATAACCGTCAACAGGGTAGAGCTGCCAGTGTGCCACTAACAGTGCGCGAAATGCACAAGACGACGATGGAACCAGAACGGTTTATGGATGGCATGAACGAAGATATTTATCAGCATAACAAAGAAGCCAAAGAAGGATAGAAGGAGAAAACGATGGCAAAGGAATCTGGGTTAGCATGGACAACGGCAAGCGTCGATGATAGTGGTGACAGCTTACGAGCAATCATAAATGATATCACCAACTTGACTTTCAGTGTGCCACGGGGAATCCAAGATGTAACTGGCATGGATAAATCAGCGATGGAACGCCTGTTGCTTCTTGCTGATTTCAGCATCGAGTTAACTGGAGTATTCAATGATGCATCAAACGTGAGCCATGATGTATTCAAAACAGTCAGCAGTACAAGTGTCGCCCGAACCACAACTCTTGTTGTGAGCGGTAGAACACTGACCAACGAGGTTTTTTATACTGATTATGCACACACGCGTGC